TAGTTGCCAATGCAACATCAAATGTTGGTACAAGTCCTGGAACTATTTTATTAAATACACTAGCATTTGCTCTTATTTCAATATTTCTATCAAGAATGCCAAAAATTAGATCTTCATATTCTTTATTTGCTTCAACAAATCCATTTACAACCTCAATTGCTGAATGGCCAGTAAAAGTTCTTCTATCTAAATGTTTTAATAAATTAAATATTGTATCGTGAGGATACTTTGTTGTTAAATGACTATTCTTTTTACAATTTTTACTTGTGACATTATACTTTTTATATGGATCATAAGTATATCTTATAGCCTTCATAACAAATTCATTGTCTTTGTAACTATCTATGATAGCCTTCTTTTCATTAAGTGAAGAAGTACTTTTCATTTCATTTACAAATTGATTTAATATTCCTAAATTATTGTCTATCATTCTCTACTGATTTTATGTGTTTACACTTTACTTTTCTATATTGATGTCCAGGACAGTCGCATTTTAATGAACCACTAACTTCTGTTACTTTGTACATAACGCCAGGACTACTTGAACTCTCAAACTCCCACTCACCAGTTGTTTCTGGTTGTTTAGGTGGAGTCCAATCAATATCATCCAATGTAGTATTGTTTGGTACTTCTACCCATCCAGGCATTAAGTATTTTTTTCCGTTTAAATTCATTAAACTGGGTGGATAAATTGGATGATTATGCTTTATTTTCTTAATTTGCTTGTTAGCCATATTGTTTTTATTTAATATAAATATAACCAACTAAATTGGGATAAAAAAATTTTTTAGGTGACAATATGTCAGAATTTAATGACAATTTGTCAATTGCAGTTTTTCTGATTAACTTTTAGATATTTCTTACCTATCTGTCTAACTTCATATCTAAATCCTTGATTAGTATTGATATTCATTATTTCCAAAAATTCATTTGCTGAATCTTTGTCATCAAATTCTAACGGATCTCCATGAGAATCTAACATTAATACTGGTAAGTTCTTTTTCTTTCCAACTGCATTTGTTGTTGGATTGTAATGCCACTTTATTAAAATATAGAATTCATTATTTCTTTTATTCATTTGACGCATACACCTCTGAGTACATATCTAATGCAAATATTTCTACATTATCATACTTATATTGTTTAGTACCTATTGATTCTAAAAAGTCAATTTGTTTTGTCTTTCTTTTATTCATACAGTCATGTATTGTATAAACCCCATCCTTATGAGTTCCTTTTATATATACCTGGTCTCCGTATTCAAAAATTCCACCATTTTTTAGTAGCATATCTTGACTAACGGCAATCCAATTCCAATCTGATACATTATGAGGATCTATTTTACTACCGTCAGCCGTTATCAAAGGGTCACTATCACATTGTGATTCAACTGGATGATACATTGTTGCTTTTACATTTATTGGAGAAGGTATAGAATCTAAATCCTTTAATAGATCTTTTATTTCTAAATTTAAACTATCTATCATATCATCTAAAAAATCTAGTGCTTCATGATATTCTTTTTCCTTTTGATGTAATTTTTCTATTTCTTTATTTTGATTTAATACAAATAATAATAAAATTGTAAATCCTATAAAAAATATTGTTTTTATTGCTGTTTTCATATTAGTCCATTCCCATTAATTTATTAGATTTCTTTACATTTAGTCCACCTATTAGTAAATAGTGACAATTATAACATAATAAGTATAGATTATCTATACCTAAGTTATTGGTATTTTCATCATAGAATTCTAAAAGAAGTGGTATTTTACCATCACTTACCCTAGATTCACAAAATCCACAATTACTACATGAACCATCCTTGTAGCCATGCTTTATTAATCTTTCTTTTAGTATATTTCGTGGATATGTTGGATGTTTACCTTCAAGTATTTCATTTAAAGGAATCTTATGATAATCACGTTTTTTTGGTATACCTCGTCCAAAAAGATTTAAGTGTTTATCAAAAAGAGTTTTTTGTGTATCATCATCCTTATACATTTTTGCATATTTTTTATATGTATTATATGATACACCTAGAAACCTAGCGGCTTCTTTATTTGACCTTGTGTTTTGCATGGCTAACTCTATTTCAGCCTTTAACAGTGGTCTTTTACTATGTCTCTTTCTAACTATATCCATGCTTTATTGATTCAAAGGAAATAAGTCTAGATATTTCATTCCATCTTTCAGAGTCATTAATCATTTCACTTCCAAAGTATTCTACAACTGTAGAAGTAAAGTCATCCATTATTATTAATGCATCAGCTGATAGTAAAAATTCTTCAACTCCAGCCATTCCTGAATCCCTATATTCCCTGATTAGATTTTCTTTACTAACATATCTCTTGTTCATACCCATGCGTAATCTCCTTATCTGTTTTGGTTATTATGTAATTTATTTCAATATCACCATAAGTTGTATTTGTTGTCCAATATTTATTCATAATAATTTTTTTCTTTTAACACAATAGTTGTATAAATATCTATATTTTAATGTATGACCAAACATATTTCTAAAATTGTTAACATAGTTAAATGCCACATATATTTGGTCCCTATCTTTACAGGATGATATTATTTTCCATCCTTTATTAAATGCTGTTGTTTCCATAGATAAATAAATATAACAAAAATTATTGACAAAATAAAATAAAAAGGCCCCAAATTTCTCTGAGGCCTTCTAATACTAATAAAAAGTAACTATTTCTTCATAAAGAATGAAGCAATTATTACTAATACTACTAGTCCTACAAATCCACCATTACCTAGTGAACTTACAAGAGTAGAGAGATTAGCAATAACATCCATTCCAAACACAGTAGTACCTGTAAGTACTTGCCATAAGATTGTTACTGGTAAGATAGCTAACATTAAAGTACCTAATCCACCGAAAAATCCATTTACATGTTTGATTACTGAATCCATTGTTTTCTCCTTTAAATTTTTTAAAGATTAATAATTACTGAAGGTGATGTAGGTTTAAATTAGAACTTAAATCCGAAACCTATTCCTAGGTTTACAGTTTCAGCTCCCGCATTGTAAATTAATGTTGGGTCTACATAAACATTATTTCTTAAAGAAAGTTGTTTACCTATACCTAACTCCATCTCATCAAAGTTGAGACCATTCATGCCAGCGTGAATAAACACACCGTTCCAAAAGTATCTAGCATAAAAATCTAGATTCATATCAGCATCTGCATTATCCTGAGATATGCTTCCGCCTAGTATTAATGCATCCGTAAATGCATAACCAACTGTTGCATCAATTGCCCAGTCAGTCCAAGAAACTCCAGTGATATCACCAGTTCCTACATACCAATCGCCTTTAGCGTTTTGTGCTTCTGATGTGAAAACAAATCCACATACTAAAGCTAATGTTAAAATTAAATTTCTCATATAATTCTCCTATTTCTATTCCTATCTCATCCCTTCAGTTTAGATTGCTCTCATGAGCAATTTTCTTAGTATACAAATATAACAAAAAAACTTGATATATTAAAACATTTCCTATTGATTTTTAGCCACTAATGAATATCCTGTGTTGTGACTTATTTTTGAAACTGAATGCTTTTCAGCCATTTGATTTGCGATCATAACCTTTTCTTTTTCTGTATCAGCAACTTTTGATTCTAGAGGACTTCCTGAAGCCCCATCTACTAAATTAACCAAAAAGGCCTGCTGACCATTTATTCTTTTATATTTATGTGTTACCACATGATTATACGTGTTCATATTAATATATATCAAATAGCAACCTTTAATTAACCGATTTTGAAACATTTTTTCATAGCGTCACCGCCGTTGTGCTTCCCTTGTTATTTAAAACATCTCTAATCTATCTAATTTAGCCATAAGTTTTTTGAATTCCATTTTTTTCTTTTTATATTCTTTTTCTTTCTTTTCAATAGCTCTACCATACATAGTGGCTTTAGGACCACCTTCCGGTTCAGCTTCCTGTTCCATATCCTTATGAAGTTGGCTTAAATCTTTATTGATCATTTTCATATCCATTTCAAGATCTATGATATCACCTTGTAACTTTTGTTTCATATCAAATATTTTCCAGACATTTGATGCTTCTGCTATTTTTTTTAATTTCATACTTTTCTCCTTAAGGTTTGTTATCTTATTACTGTCCTTATTAAATAATAAACCATCATTTCTTAGCATTAAAACTAGTTTTCTACCAAACTTATTGCCTCGAATATTTGAAAAAGCTCCTTGGTTAGTTTTTCTATCCCATCCTGACCATATATTTTCTAAAGCTTTAAACATTGCATCAGGTCTAATTGGTTTAAGAAATTTAATCATTTTCTTTTCATTTTTTTTGATGTAATTCACAAAATCCATATATGCAAATTCATTAGGTTCTTCTGTAGGAAACGGTACATTTGTTAAACCAAACTTACCATGCTTTTTTGCCGTTGCACTCATTTCATTCATTTTTTTAGTCTTTGCTTTAAGTTTTTCTAAATGTGCTGACCATACTCTAAAGGCTGCATTTAGATCTTTTTTCTTTTCTGGATCCTTTGTTCTTTCTTTTGCAACTTTTGCACGCTGTTTCATTACCAATGTTGCCTGAACTTTATGTGCATGAGTTCGTTTGGCCTTATTGATTTTAGCAACACCGGCACTCGCCGTTTTGGCATCTTTAAATCCTAGTCCATGAATTGTACCTTTAGGATCTTCATCAGTAAATAAATCAGAATGTTTACTACTTTTCTTCTTTTGGCCTTTTTTTCTTGGGGTCCTTTTTTCTGCTTCAGGTAATATGTCTTTTAGATTAATCACAGATCATCCACAAACTTTTTTAGTTTTTTCTTATCAGATGAGTTTGCCTGTTGATACCACTTTAATAGTGCTTTCAATATTACTCCTATAGCCATTGTTATTCCAAAAGGTCCTGGGCTAATTTCATTTACTTTATCTGGTAATTCTTCATAATCCTTTTTGGTCATTTTTTCGCCTTTTTCTTTTGCGGCTTTAGGATCTGTTGCATATAGAAACCTCTGCTGAGCTTTACTATCAAATTTTTCCAATATAGTTTTTAATTTAATCATTTTTCTATCCCATCATTGCAGCTGCCATTGCATTATTAGCCTTTTTTCTTGACTGGTAACATGCACGTGCTTTCATTCTAGGTTTACCAGATTTAGTTCTTTGGATACTTCCAATCTTTTTACCTTTATATTTTTTAGGATTGTTTTCTTTTTCAGCCTTAGTTAGTTTATCATCTACATATGCACAAAATTTATTGCCAACTTTTCTAACATCTTCATTACATACCTGGATCAATATATCTGTTAATTTTATCATTTCTTTTTCTTCTTCCTATCTCTAACTTTTTTAGCTAAATCTTTATCTGCTTTACCCCAAGTTCCTGGACTTTTTGTTGCAAAACTATTTACTCTTGCATATCCCCATTGTTGTTGACTTGCCCCAGGCCTATGTCCTGTTTTCCATGCAGCCATTCCTCTATTAAATACTTGCTTAAGTACTCCAAATGGCATTCCTGATTTTTCAGCTTTTGTTTTTAGTGCTTTTTTTACAGCTGCACTCATTTCATTTAGACCTTTTGACATTCTAAATACTTCTCTTAAAGTATTCCACTTTTGTTCACCAAACATTTTTTTAAATTTATTTGTATGAACCGATGGTTTTGTCTTTACACCTTTATCGCTTCTAAATGCTTTATATGCATCTGGATCATCATCGTCCATTGCTGTTCTTCTTTTTATCACCCTAGACCTTTCCTCTTTATCCTTTTTAGAAAGTCCTTTGTAATATCCTGGAGTCTTTTTTGGATCTGCTCCAGCTGGCCCTTTCTTTTTTCCAAGTAAGATATCTTTCTTTTCTTCCTTTATTTCATTAGAAGATTTCATATTTTTAAATATTGTTTTAAATTCCTTTTTGGCTTTTGGTGATAGATATCGTTCAACTCCAAATGCATTTGCTGGACGAATTAATGAAGCAAAACGACCTTTCATTATTTGTTTACCAAATTTTCTACCATAAGGTGACATATTAATAAAACTCATTAAACCTTGGGCTAAGTCCTTTGATACTTTAATACCTTCAATAGAAGTAGTTCTTCCTTTCATTACATCTTCTAATCCTTGCTTTGTAGATATTTCATTGAGATATCCAAATATAGGTCCTGTGTCTTTAGGAATTAAATTACTTTCTTCTGCTATGTTTTTTAAATTTATCATAATTATTCCACTTATAGTTTTTTTACAAATGATTTTATTTTATTCATATGTTGAGGATTTCTTTTTAAGTATCTTACTAAAAATTTAATAAGTAAGCCTAAAGATATTGCACCAACAAATTCATTCTTAAGGGATATACCAGCTGGTGTTCCTGCATAGTCATCTTCAGCAACACGTCTAGGAACCGATTTTCCAGCAGGTTGACCACCAACAGTATTATCTAATGATCTTCCCCTTTCAATATGTCCGGACCAGGTAAAATTACCAATCCTATTCATTTCTATTATGTTTTTTAGTTTTATCATTTCTTTAACATATTCTTAACAGCATCTGGTCCTGACCACATTCTACATGACCAGTATCTTGCTTTTGTTTTAGGTCCAGGAGTGTCACAATTGTGTCTTGCTCTAAAGTTTCTTCTTCTATCTGGATCTTTTGTTTTTATACTAAGACCTGTTCCATCACCAAATGATATCTTTTTAATATTCTTTGTTTTTGGATCTTTAACATATACCTGAAATTTCTTATCACCGGTAGTCCTAGTTACTTTATTTAATTTAACCTGTCTTCCTTGATATTCGGCTTCTTGGATATTTTCAGGTCTACATGTTTCCTTTATGTATTCAATAAAACATTCACGGTCTTCATTACGAACTAGTAGTTCTTCATCTAAATGTCTATTATGTTTTACTTTACTTTCATCTGAAGCGATTTCAGCAATTGCTTTTTTAACTTCTTTCTTTAATAGTTCTTTAAAATTTTCAGCCATTTCTCTAGGTCCTTCTATTGCAGCAATCTGGTCTTGAGCTCCTTTTTTAGAAGTGTGACAGTTATTATATTTTTTACCTTTTTTAGAAGTATATGAAAGAACATAACTTCCAGAGTCACCATCAGCTTGCTTACATTTCTGTTTTCTAATTGTATATGGCATTATTTATTTTTCTCCATTAATTAATATTCAAATGGTGGTGTTCCATAATCTTTTTGTCTTATACCATACCATGTACTACCAACTTGGTAATACCACCAACCATGTTTATTGTCTTCTATAATCTTAAATGAACCTTTTGGCAAAGGTGCAGGTTTTTTTGGTGCTCTTGCAATAAATTTTAGTACTGGCACTCCATCATCAAAAGTCCTGTCAGTTTTTCTAGCCATTACACTTTTTCGGTTATCAGTATTTTTTGCAGTATATAATTTGAATGCTGGGTCATCTCTTAAAAATGATTTGAATACATCTTCATTTAATTTGCTTTCACCAAGTTTTATCTTTCCATCTTCGACATCATCCATATAATCTTGCAACTTATTAAGGACATTTAATATCTTAGTTAGTTTGAATTTTCTATCTAATATTTTATATGTTTTAGGAGAATCTATTTTGAATAATCTGAGACCCTTTCTAATTGATGATACATCACCAGCAAAACTAGCTTCATTTAATTCACTATCTTCATCATCATGACCATATACATGAGATTCCTGTTTCTTTCTTAATGCTGATGGATCATCTGCCAATCCATCCTTGCCATCTAAATAATTGTATACACTTTGTAAATAGTCCATTGACTTTGTTAACTTTGACTGAACCCATGCAGGAAACTGTAACTTATCAGAGTCACCACCAAAATCAATCATAAAATCGTATATCATTTTTGAATATTCCATTGAACGTTCAAGTTGTGCTTTAGCCATTTGCCCTTCATTGTCATCAAGTTCATTCATTTTTTTATACCCAGAACCAAATGGGGCAGATTTACCATCATGATCAGGAACAGCATTTTCTTTCAATACATTAATTATTTCGTTTCTTAATAATTTTTTGAATACTTTTAGTTTCACTTTTTGCTCCTATCTTTTACATAATGTTTATACAATGCAATTCCTAATTCTTCTCCAAAATTTGAATCACTTGGATAGTGTGCCTTTGCCGAAAGTCTTGCAAATGATACTTTTTTTCCCATATCCATTAATGTTGTTCTTAATTCAGGATATTGGTCACTAAGAATAAGTGCAACTAATATTCCTTGCGTAGAGTGGCCACTAGGGTATGATGGAGTTTCCATTGTGTCCGTATATGTTGTATCTAAATCCATTCCAAGTATATCTGCCATTTGTTTTGGCCTAGGCCTATTATGATGATATTTGAGTTTCAATATCACTTTAGATGAATCCTGAAGGATGTTTTCAATCTTATCCTCTGGAAATGTATAACCTATATCATTGATGTAGTCACCAAAGTATTTTGTTATGTCATCAGTTGCCAAAATTACCTTTTCATTTTTTGGAATGTTTTGTATGTATCTTATTTCTTGTTTTGTTTTTAATGAACTATTATTTGGTGGAGGTAGTGCTTTAAATTGAAATATGTCAAAATCCTCAAACATACCACCATGACTTTTTAATTTCTTTTCATGTTTAGGTAATACATTCTGAGTGTACACAATTTTATCCATATTTAATATGTTCATTAATGATTTCATACAATAATAAATATCAAATTAAGGATAATAAAGACATATACAAACGGATAATTTAAGTGGTAGTTATTCCCATTTTCTTTGATACTTCTCTCTTTGATCCACCATTACATAGTGAACTGTATCATTTTTACCACAGTGGGGACAGTTTAATCTTTCAAGATCAACTGCTTCATTTATTTTCCATTCACCTCCACACTCTTCGTCTGAGCACTTGTAAATGTATGTGTGGCGAATGAAAACTTTATGTGACATCAGAATTGATCCATTACAAGTTCGTCTACAACTTCTTGTATATCGCCCTTTGATTCTTTGATTGCAAATGAAATATCTGCCTCAAATCTTTTAACTTCTTCACCATTAAAAACTATAATTGTTGGTACAACTGTTATTTTATATTTAGTACCGGCTGTTGGATTTGCTGCAATGTCTATGTATTTAATTTCACAGTCTTTTAATTTACCGTGCCACTCTACATCATTTCCTGAATTCCATGCAGCATTAAATTGTACTACACAAATATCTTCGTCACAAGGTGTTTGAGACAAACATAAAAATGGAACTAATAATAATAATGTTAATAATTTTTTCATACTCTAATTCCTTATTTTAATCTATCGATTTTATCCTCAATACGCCTAAGATCTTCTTTTATTTCTTCAACATCTTTTTGTGTATTCTGAATAGTCAATCGTATGTTTTTATCCTTCATATCAAATTCCATCCTTGTTACATCAGCAGGAGGAGGTACAGGTAATTCCTTTGCTTCTGCAATATCTGCCTGTAGTGTAAACCATAGACCAACTATGGTAAAAATAAACACGGCGATAGCTCCTAATGTTTTTATACTAACCTTAAACGAGGTATCTTCATTTAATTCTTTTGCCATTATTTATCTCCTAAAATATCTTGTAATTGACACCAAAGCTAAAATTGTGCCATTCTCTATTCCAATATTTGTTATATTTACCTTCTATAAATATTCCCATATTTTTATTAAACCAATATCCAAAGATTAAACCTCCACTATAATCTATCCAATTTCCACCATTAAACGTATTATATGAATATTCATTATCATCTAACCAATGCAATGGTAAAACATTACCCCATGCATGTAACCAATAATCTTTTTTGTAACTATAGTAATCAAATCCTGCAATCACTGAGTAATTCCAAACATTTGGTAGTTTATTCTTTTCGCTTATTACGTAATCATCTAGCATTTGAGGTATAACAACTTCTTCCCATACTTCATTTGAATTTGCGACTACTTTTCCACTTGGGTCTGTGTATACTTCATTGAATGGATCTATTTCATATCCTTCTTGTAGTGCTAAATATGTATAATGCAAATTACCATTTTGTAATATCCAATCGTCTAGTGGATTAAATCCATAAGGTTCAGATAGTCTTTGTGCCGTTCCTACTGTAAATGATAGTTTTCTATTTACTTTTAATCTATATCTTAATGATGCTTCAAAGTATTCAATATCAGCAAATCCATCCTTTACAAATTCAGCTTTGGTCATCCACCTATCAGCAACATATCTTAAAAAATGATGTTGATCAAAAAATGTTAAACCTTGCTGTCTTTTATATTCAGCCTCAAATAAAAACTCAAATCCTGTTACCTTACCCATAGTAGCTGCATCTGAAAAAGAATTTTCATTTCCTTTTTTAAATGATTCTTTAGGTAAGTATCCAAATCTTGCAATTTTTCTTACCCCAAATATAATTGAATAATCAAACGGAGTTTCAATTATTCCTTGATCTAATGTGCCAGTTGTTATAGAATATATATTATCATCCGTTAATGATGATCCCCCATTAGCCCCTGCATAGAATGTTGAAAACTTAAAAACTTTTTTTACTTCTTTACCTAGATTAAATTTTTTATCATCTTTTTGAGATAAACATAGTAGAGGAAGTAATAATAAAACTAGAATCTTTTTCATTTTTTTCGCCTCGTTGTATTTATTTTGTTTCGGTTATTATTTTGTTTATTTATTGAATTACTTCTGTATTGTTTTCCAAAAGTCCTATTATAGTTTAATTTATTTATATTATATTTTATACCACTATCTCTTTTCCAGTTTTTTGGAAATACAAATGATTTATCACTATTATTTTTTGATTTAATGGT